AATACAAGAATACGTTGCGCCGGACTTATCTGGTTTTGATAAAGATATCGCGCTCACAAAAAAAGAAATGGAAAGTAAGACTGATCTAATACAGACAGAAGTAAACATGATTATACAAGAAATGGAAATGATTATGTCTGAAATAAGATTAGTATCTGATGTTGCCAATGAACTTAAAAATGATTTACGTCAAGATGTAAGAAGAGTTGAATCAATTGTTAATGATGTTGAACAACAAGTAAAAGAAGATTCAAGAGATAATGCTAAAGATTTAAAATCTACAATTAATAATTTAGAAGATGACATGAAAAAGTTAGAAGAAAAAATAAAACAAGCACAAAAAGAATTAGAAGAAAAAATAGATAAGCGAATTAAAAGAGCGCTAGAAAATCCATTAGGAGCATCGTGAAAATATCAGACAACACAGCGATTAGTATGCCTATGCGCAACTTAATTGGTTTAATTGCAGCCATAGGAATTGGAATCTTTGCCTACAGTGATCTGACTCAAAGGCTAACCCAACTTGAGACTGCAAGACAATTAATGGAAGCAGACTTGTTAAAAAAAGCTGAGCAGACCCCCGTAAATCAGGAATTGTACATGCTCATTGAGTTTCTAGCTGGTCAAAACGAAGTTATGGAAACAGAAGTACAATCTATTGAAAGCAATAATATAAATATAGATTTTTTAAAAAGTCAATTAGAAAAAATGCAAACAGATGTAGAAAAATTAAAAGACAAAGTAAGGGAGAATAAAAATGGTCATTGAAACAGTATTTGCAATGATGATGATAGTAAACGGATCAATGGATGGATTTATGAAAACAGAGGGTTTATCTCACTGTCTTAAAGTTAAAAGAGAAAGTGAGCGAAACTTATCAGAGAGCAGAACAAATGTTATTCGTTATGAATGTGGTCAAGTAGTTGCAGAACTAGAGCCTGATTCAGAAGGTGTCCTTAAAATAAAAAAGATTATAGAGCGTAAATAATGGAACCAGTAACTATAGCATATATAATATTTGGAACTTTATGGGTCATGGGTGCTATAACTTACTTATAAAGTATGGCTAAAACACCTTCTAACGAATACTTTACACCAGTCAAAAAAAGGACTAGTATAGGTTGTTCTTCTCGATCAAAGCCTAAAAATAAATATAAAAGGCGATGTTGGAAGAAATATAATAGACAAGGAAGATAATGCCAACTTATTCTACAACAAAATCTTTTGATTTACAGGTAAATGAAATGATTCAAGAAGCTTATGAAAGATGTGGAATCATGGTTCGGGATGGCTACGATCTTAGAACAGCAAAAAGATCACTTAATATTTTATTAGCAGAATGGGCAAACAGAGGTCTTAATTTATGGACTATTCAACAAACTGATAAAGCTTTAACCGCAAATGCTCAATCTGTTACAGGAACCAGTTTATATGGATCAGCAGCAGCTGATGCTTCAGCTATTATTGATATTACTGACGTAGTTATAAATGATGGCACTTATGATTATGCTGCTACTTCTATAAGTAGAGCTACCTATTTTAACATGCCTAATAAAGCTACTTCAGGTAGACCATCACAATTTTATTTTCAACGAGAAATAAATCCAACTTTATATTTATATCCAGCCGTTCCTGCTAGTGGATCTTATACTTTAAAATATTACGCAATGATTAGAATGTTTGACATTGATGCATATACTAATAATGCACAAATACCTTTTAGATTTATTCCTTGTATGACAGCAGGATTGGCTTATTATTTGTCACAAAAAAAATCACCTGAAAGAATGCAAGCTTTAAAATTAATTTATGAAGATGAATGGAAAAGAGCAGCTGATCAAGACGGTGCAAGAACAAGTTTATTTTTAACACCCCAAGCATATTTTCCATCGGTAGGTTAACATGGCTAAATTTGCAACAGGTAAAAATGCTTTAGCTATATCAGACCGAAGTGGATTACAATTTCCATATAGAGAAATGGTTAAAGAATGGACTGGAGCTTTAGTTCATTACACAGAATTTGAAGCTAAACAACCGCAGTTACAACCAATTAGAATAGCTCCTGATCCACAAGCTTTACAAAATGCCAGACCAGCAAGAGTAGAAACTCCTGCAGCTAGATTATTAACTGGAAATCCTTTTTATTCTACCACTGGATCTCAAGTAGTTACAGTAATAGAATTTAATCATGGAAGAACAACAGGTGAAACAGTAAGATTTAGAAATTGTCAAGGTGGTTCTGGATTTACTCAAGTTAATTTAGAAAATGCTTTAGGATATACAATTACTGTTCCAGCAGGAGATGAAGATTCTTACACATTTAATATAGGATCTGGACCTTCAACTCAAACAAATGTAAGATTTGGAGGTATGCTTTGCACTTCAGGTCCAGTTACTATAGAAGGATAATATGACAACTTATGCAGAATTAGTTACACAGATTAGAGATTACACTGAAACAGATTCAAATGTTTTAACAACCACTGTTGTTAATGATTTAATATCTAATGCAGAAAATAGAATATTTAGAGAAGTAGATTTAGATGCATTTAGATCTTATCAAATTGCTGGATTAACAGCTAGTAATGCTTTTGTTTCACTTCCTGGAACAGGAATAGCAGATTTTGCACTTATAAGATCTGTTCAAATTTATGGACAAAGTTTAGGTAATTCTCGTAGTACATTAGAACAAAAAGATATTTCATTTATGAATGAATATTGGCCTAATAGAACTGCTACAGGTACACCAGTTTATTATGCAAATTGGAAAGCAGGTAACATATACCTTGCGCCTACTCCCGATGTCGCATATAATATAGAAGTAGCTTTAAATAAGTTACCAACAGGACTATCGTCTACAAATACGACTACCTGGGTAAGCACAAATGCTCCTAGAACGTTGTTGTATGCGTGTCTCTGCGAGGCCTTAAAATTTCTCAAAGGCCCCTACGATCTGTTAGATCGCTATGAAGCAGGTTATGCTAATGCATTACAAGACCTGTCAATAGAACAACAAGGTCGTGGCAGAAGAGATGAATATATGGATGGAGTTTTAAGGACTCCTCTTAAATCGCAACAACCATAAAAGGAGACAAAGATGGCAATATCACAAGCGGTATGCAACACATTTAAGAGAGATCTATTAAAAGGATTTCATGATTTTGCAAACGGTGGGTCTACATTTAAAATTGCATTATTTACATCAAGTGCAAGTTTAGATGCAACTACGGAAGATTATTCAACAGGTAATGAAACTACAAATACATCAGGATCAGCTTACACAGCAGGCGGAGAAACTTTAACAAATCAATCTGTTACTGGTAGTAATTCTGCAACAACAGCATATGTTGATTGGAGCACGGATCCTCAATGGACATCAGCAAGTTTTACAGCAAGAGGTGCAATGATATACAACACCACTACTGATGGAGGCACAGGAACAACTGATGCAGTTTGTATTTTAAATTTTGGTTCTGATTTTACAGCAACCAATGGTACATTTACTGTTCAATTTCCGGCGCCGGGCACAGGTACAGCTATACTGAGATTATCGTAGGAGTTTAACATGGCGTTGGTTATCAATGATCGTGTTAAGGAAACCACGACAACAACAGGTACGGGAACCGTTAATCTTGCTGGAGCAAGCACGGGTTTTCAAACTTTTGTTGGAGGTATTGGTACTACTAATACTACCTATTACTGTATTACTATGCAGTCAGGTAGCACAGAATATGAAATAGGTATTGGTACTATTACCGATGCAACTCCTGATACCTTATCACGAGATACAGTTTTAGAAAGCACTAACAGTGACAACAAAGTAGTTTTTTCTGCAGGTACAAAAGATGTATTTTGTACATATCCAGCAAAAAGGGCGCCATCCCCTATTATGGATCCTACAGCTTATGTAACTACACACAATTCTACTATTAGTGATGTTCAAACAATGGACTCTGGCGTTTTAGCTGGACCCGTATCTATTACAGGTACACTGTCTGTAACAGGGAATTTATTTATATTATGAGCACGCTTGAAGTAGATAAAATTATACCACAAGGATCAGGTACAGCTCTTCAAATTGGAGAAAATGGTGACACTATTACGTTGCCGGCCGGAACAACAATAACATTACCTAACGGATCAGTCACAAACGACGAACTAGCAGGTTCTATTGCTAATGCAAAATTAGCAAACTCATCAATTACAATTAACGGATCAGCGGTTGCTTTAGGTGGTTCAACTAGCGTACAAACAGCTTTAACTTTTCCGACTATATCTTCTATTAACCCTTCGGTTATAGATAATAGTCAAACAGCAGTAACTATAACAGGAACTAATTATATTTCTATTCCTTTTGTAGATGCAATTAATTCTTCAACAGGAGCTATTGTATCAGCAGACTCTGTATCTTTTAGTAGTGCTACAAGTATTGTAGCAACATTTACTTTACCTGTTGATGGTACATATTTTCTTCGTGTAGAAAATAATGACGGATTAGCTGTAAGATCAGGTTCTGCCTTACTTACAGTTTCAGACGCTCCAGCATGGGTAACGAGTGCAGGTAGTCTTGGAAGTTTTGCTGCTGGGGCAAATGTTGGAACTCTTACTATTACAGCTACAGACGCAACATCTTTTGCAATAACATCGGGAGCTTTGCCTGGAGGTCTTTCGTTGAATACCGCAGCAACTAATGCTACAATAACAGGAACAGAGTCTGGAGCAACAAGTGCTACGACTTATAATTTTACAGTTACGGCTACTGATGCTCAAGCTCAAACAGCAGCTAGAGCATTTAGTATAGATATAACTGTGGGACAACTAAATAGTTTAAGGTTTGCATAATGTCAGGATATTTAACAGATTCAATAGGCTCAACAGGAAGTAGAAAAACTTTTACTGTTAGTGTATGGGTTAAAATTGATGGTAATACTGTTAATCAAACTATGTTTGGTAATGGTACAGGAGGATCTAATTCAGGAAAATTTTATTTTGCTATAAGTAATGGTCAAGTTAGAATAGGTGGTGGTGCAAATGTTTATATAGTTACTAACAGATTGTTTCGTGATCCAGCATCTTGGTATCATTTAGTTTGTGCCGTTGATACAACGCAAGCAACTGCTGAAAATAGAATAAAATTTTATGTTAATGGTGTACAAGAAACTGATTTTAATACATCAACATATCCGGGACAAAATGATAATACTCCAACTAATGATGTAGGTACTATAAATACTTTTGGTGCTGAACAAGGTGGGGGAGAAAGTTGGGATGGTTACATGACTCATATGGTTATGGTAGACGGAACACAATTAACTCCAAGTAATTTTGGTGAAACAGATTCTACTACAGGAGAATGGAAACCAAAAGCTGTTCCTACTGGTGTTACTTATGGAACTAATGGTGCTTTCTTAAAATGTGAAAATTCAGCTAATTTTGGAGTAGATTCAAGTGGTCAAGGCAATAATTATACTTCAAATAGTTTTCCTACAGGAGCCCATACTCAAGATACTGCTAGTAATACTTTTGCTACTTTTAATTCTTTAGCAAATGTTCTTTATGCTCAAGGAACTCTTTCAGAGGGAAATTTAAAATTTTTAACTACTCAAACTGATTATTCTTATCGACCTACTACAATTGGAGTTGATACAGGGAAATGGTATTGGGAAATTAAAGCAGAAGCTTCAGGTGGAGGAAATGATCCTTTTATGATTGGAATAACTTCTACTGAACCTACAGCAAACTCAAATGAATTAGGACACTTTGCTAATGATTGGGCTTTTAATGAAGGTGCTCAATATCGTAATAATAATACCAATACATCTTATGGAACAACTTATACTGTAGGAGATATTATTGGAGTTGCATTAGATTTAGATAATAATAAATTATATTTTTCTAAAAATGGAACTTGGCAAAATTCAGGAGTTCCTACATCAGGAGCAACAGGAACTGGAGCTATTGCAATAACTGCTCCCGGAAGTACTCCTTTAGGAAATTATTTTCCTGCAGTAGGTGATTATGACAACGCAGCAGGTTCAAATTCTACTTTTCAAGCTAATTTTGGCAATCCACCTTTTAGTATTTCTTCAGGAAATGCTGATGATGCAGGGTATGGAACTTTTGAATACGATGTACCAGCCGGGTACTATTCTTTATGCTCTAAAAACTTAAACACATACGGATAAACATATGGCTTATGCAACAGTAAACGACGGATCAGCACATTTTCAGGCAACCAAATATACTGGTAATGGTTCTGCTGCTCATGCAATAACCAATACTGGTAATGCAAATTTACAACCAGACTGGGTTTGGATTAAATGTAGAAGTAATGCTTTTGATCATGCTGCTTGGGATAGCACAAGAGGAGCTAGTAGTAGAATTTTACCAAATACTACAGCTGCAGCAGAATCTCAAACTAATTTTGCTAGTTTTAATTCAGATGGATTTAGTGTTAACACAGGAGATATTGTTAATACTAATAGTTATGATTATGTAGCATGGCAATGGAAAGCTAACGGTGGTACAGAGGTAACAAACAATGATGGCACTGTAACTACATACGTTCAATTAAATTCAACTGCTGGATTTTCTATTGTTAGATGGACTGGTAATGGAAACACTAGCGGAACAATAGGTCATGGTCTTGGCGCCATACCTGATATGATCATTAGAAGAGATTACAGTGTAGTAACTAACTGGGCAGTTGCTTTTCCAAAACAAGAAACTTCACAACTAATGGTGCTTAATACCAACGCTGCATTTGGGGCAGCTAGTGGAATGAGTGGTTATACTTCAACTGTGTTTACAGATGGAAGTGGTTCTGATAGTTCTAGTTCCATAGCTTATTGTTATAAAAATATTAAAGGATACAGTAAGTTTGGTAAATATACTGGTAATGGTGACGGTGATGGAACATTTATTTATACAGGATTTAAACCTAGTTGGTTGATGATCAAAAGAACAGACTCAGCTAATTCATGGTATTTAATTGATAGCACTAGAGATCCATTTAATGTTGCCTTAGCAGAGTTAGAAGCAAACACGAGTGGTGTTGAAGCTACAGGAAATAACAGATTAGATATTTTATCAAATGGTTTTAAAATAAGAACAAGTGGTTCGGCTTATAATGCATCTGGTGGCACATATGCTTATGCAGCTCTTGCTCAAAATCCTTTTGTAGCAACAAATGACATAATTGCATTAGCAAGGTAACATGGTATCAACTCTTAAAGTAAACACAATTAAGAAACAATCAGGGTCCTCGATCACGATTGGTGAATCAGGTGACACAATTACGATTACGGCCGGTGCTACACTTACAGGTACAGTAGCGGGAACATATACAGGAACTGTAACAGGAACTGTTAATTCAGCATCAATTACAGCCAAAGGTGATGGATCATCTGCTGACGGAAAGATAACTCTTAATTGCTCTCAAAATAGCCACGGCGTTAAAATACAATCACCAGCACATAGTGCAGGACAATCATATACATTAATACTACCAACGTCAGTTGGTACCAACGGACAAGTTTTAGCAAGTAATGGAGCTAGTTCCAATCAATTATCATGGATTGATGCAACAGAAACTAAACCAACAATTAGTTCTATCAGTCCAACAGTTATAGAAAACACTCAAACAGCAATAACTATTACAGGAACTAATTATGTTAATACTCCTATTGTAGAAGCAATTAATTCTACAGGAGCTGTTATAGCAGCCGACTCTGTTTCTTTTACAAGTGC